GAGAACGAGCGTTATTACAAGCCGGTCTCTTGCAACAAGGTTTTCAACAAGCACAAGGTGCAAGACAACAAGACATACAAAATAGATTTGGTCTTGGTCAAGCACAGGCAGGACTTGCTGGACAAAGAGCAGGACTTGCAACAGCAACACAAGGTTTAGGACAATTTAGATCTGGACTAGCAGGACAACAAGCACAGTTTGGACAAGGTTTACAATCAATGCAAGGAACAGATATTTCACGTTTAGGTCAGTTGGGCGCACTGAACCAGGCGCAAGCACAAGCTCAACTTGATGCAACAAGAGAAGCTACTAGAATGGCAGCATTCCAACCACAAGAAGAATTAAATAGATTCGCTGATATCACAACTGGTATTATGGGAGGAATGAGAGGATCAGGCACAACTACATCAAACGTACCTAACCCAACACCATTACAAACAGCACTAGGAGTTGGATCAACACTTGCTGGTATTTATGGTGCTTTACAACCTAAAAACGTAATACAGTTTACGGGATAATATGAACAGAACACTTAGAAGACCGATGTTTAGAATGGGTGGTGCAGCAGAAGGCATCACATCTGGTTTAGATATGCCAAGACAACAATATAACGAAGCAGGACGTGTTCAAAGATTAACTGACGAGTTTGAACAAAGAAAAGCAATGTTTGATCAATTAAATACTGGTCAACAAACAGGTTTTATGCCAGGGTCTGCTTCATCTTTTTTAACAAACTTTGGTTTAAATTTATTATCACAAACACCAAGAGGAAACATATTTCAAACAGCTGCAACAGCAGCCAAAGAACCTTTTAATCAATTTCAAGCTGTAAGAGCAAAAGAATTATCTGATAAAAGAACATTAGATCAAGCAATATTAGGTGATGTTATAAGTGAAGACTTTAAATCTACACAACAACAAAGATTAATTGATGCTAATTATCAAGAAAATTTAAATAACATACAAGGTAAAATAGATTTAGAAAAACAAAAAGGAGTTAATGCAAATGCAAAATTAATTCAAGAATTTGAAAATGATAAAGCTCTTTTAAAAGAAGATTATGAATTACAGAAAAAATATGGAATAACTGATGCAAAAGATTATGCTAAAAAACAAGCTGCAGATGCTGTAGGTTCTCTTTACGATAATCAAATAACTGCAGAAAAAAATAAAATAGAAGCTTTGGATGAAAATGATCCAAACTATCAAACTAAAGTAGATGATATTAATAGTAGTATACGAGTATTAGAAGATAAAAAGAAAGATGATATAAAATCTGTTTATTTATCTCAAGATACAACACTAGAGTTTCAAAGAAAAGCAATACTTAAACTTTTACAAAACAATGATCCAGAAGATATTGCACCATACTTTCCAAACTTTAACGAAATCATGGGTGGTATCACCATACCTGAGTCAAAGGCTAGCGGTGGTAGAGTTGGTTTAGCTGAATCTTTTCCAGGAACTGTTGGAGATGCACAAGATAATATGAAAGCGCCTCAAGGAGATGTGCAAAATTTATCTTATTCAGAACTTAGAACAAGATTACCTCAAGAGATTTCAGATGAAATAGTTATATTATTGGCAAATAGTAAACAAGCATTGTTAGATTTTGCAAATATTCAAACAGGAGAAGATGTTGCAAGTTTTAATCAACAGTACGACGTAAATTTGGCATTACCACAGGGGGCATAATATGAAGCCTTTTGAACAAAGAGTAGATATCGAAGCTAACGATATTCAAAAAGCAATTAATAAAAATATATCAAAAGCCAGTAAGCCGGTTAAGTTTACATGGGAAGGTCTTAAAAACTTTAGTTTGTTATTTGAAACAAATCCTTTTGATAAATTAAAAACAGATAGACTACAGCAGTTGATGTCCGGGAAGGACAAGGGTGAAGAAAAAGATTATATAGATTTTTTTGAAGACATGGAAAAATCTGTGTACGGTGCAGCACAGAGTTTAGGATATTCTTTTGGTGACCTTGTTACAACAGGTATTGATGCAGCAGCTGATACTAATCTTACGGAAAAATTGGATGAGGTTTACGAAGAAAATAAAATAGAGGATCCAGAAACATTATTAGGGTCAGTAAATAAAGTTCTTATAGAGTTTGGTGTGCCAGGTGGTGGTGTGTTCAAAGTAATGAACAGAGCTAAAAAATTTTTAAGAAAAGGTAAAAAAGCAAAACAAGCAGCAGCTGCAGCAGGAGCATCTAGTAACGTAGCTAACATTGCAAAGAGAGCTGGCTATATGGCAACTGCTTTTGGTGCAACAGATTTTATAGTTGCAAATCCTAATAGAGAAAATCTTGTACTAGAAAAAGAAAATGAAGAAGGACTAGAAGGAAGAGATCTTGCACTTGCAAGACTTAGAAACAGAATTAGATTTGGTACAGAAGGAGCGGTTGTTGGTGCAGGTTTTGCCTTAATGGGTAAACCTCTCGCGAAAGTTGCAACTCTTGGTGCAAAATATGGTATTATGAAACCAGCTGGTCTTGCACTACAAGGTGTGGATTTATTAGCCGTTAGACCTGCAACATATTTAGTTGCAAACATACCTGGATCTGCAACAGCAGGTAAAGCAATAAGAAATGCTAGTAGTTATGTAATAGATAAAACTTTGTCTACAGTGATTACTGCAAACCCTAAAAAACAATTACCTGACTTTGACAAATGGAGAATGTTTTCTGTAAAAAGTTCTGACCCATTAGAAAGAAAATTAAAAAAGTTAGATAACTTTTTATCAAACTTTAGATCTTTAGGTAAACAAACAGGTCTTGGTTTTCAATTTACGTCTGGTGCAAAAAGAGAAATAAAAGCAAGATCAAGAACAATAGATAAATATTTACAATCTCTTGAAAAAAAATCATACGATCTAGCTAAATCATTTGAAGGGTATTACAACACAGCTACTACATCACCCGCAAGTAAAGAATATTACTTAGACCAAGTTCTTGCATATTTAAAAGGACAGATGAATTTATCACAGTTACCAAAACAATTACAAAAAACAGCTGAAAATTTAAACAAGGAATTAATTAATACTAAAAAAACATTTGGTGATTTATTACCAAAAGGTGATCTTAAAAATTTTATACTTAATAATTTAAAAACATATATGAGAAAATCTTTCTCTGTATTTACAAACCCAGAATATATGCCTGATCAAAAAATCAAAGATGGTGCAGTAAAATATATTTTAGAGAATGTTGTGAAAAAAAACAAAGACATGAGAGAATCAGCTAATCTTTTAAAAACTGGTAGAATGACAGACGCACAAGCGCAAGAAGCATATGCAGATGGTTTGGTACACAAAATATTAACAAACACAAAACAAGATGGAGTAGATCCTTTACAACTTTTAAAAAATATATCTAAGTCTGAGTTAAGATCTGATAAATTAATTAGAACAGGAGAAGAATTACCTGATGCAATTAAAAAACTATTAGGTGAAGAAAATAATTTAAAAGCATCTGTATTACAGACTACATCACATGCTATTTCGCAATCTGTTAATAAACAAAGCTATGATCAATTAGCTAAGATTGGTTTACAAGAAGGTTGGTTATTTGCAGATGAAGGCGCAGCAAACGCTGCAAGAAACTTTGATGCAATTAAAATAGGTGAGATAAAAGGTCTTGGTATATTAAAAAGTAATATATCTAAACTATACGCATCAAAAGATATGCATGCAGCTCTTAAAGGTGTACCTGGTAGATTTGATGGTTTACTACAAAGCTCTGCATATAGAAACATATTACAATTTAAAGTAGCTACACAGTTTGGTAAAACAGTTCTTTCTCCTGCAACACAAGTTAGAAACGTAACATCAGCTAGTATGTTTCCATTAGCAAATGGACACATAGGTGGTAGGTCTTCTGTTACAGAATCTCTTAAAATGGTTATGGATGATATATTTGGTGCAGGTAAACAAATTGATGAGAAAAAATTTATAGAAAATTTAGAAAACAAAATACGTCTTGGTGTCATTGATGAAAATATTGTGGCATCAGAATTACAGGCTGTATTAAAAGAAATAAAATCAGGAGCTAAAGTAAAAAATTTAGATAGTTTATTGGCTAAATTATCAGAAACAAGAATGATTAAAACAGCCACAAGAGTATATGCTGGAGGTGATAATTTGTGGAAATGGTACGGTCATGAGTATGTAAAATCACAAATGAAATCTATGTATAAAAATGTAGATGATATTGCAAAATGGACAAGAGAGATAACGGGTAGAAATTTTGTGCCTACAAATACATTTACGGGTGTAAAGAAAACGTTTGATGAGGCCGTAGATGAAGCTGCTGCATGGCAGATAAGAAATACATATCCAACATACAGTAAAGTACCACAAATCATACAAGATATAAGAAAACTACCATTTGGTAATTTTGTATCGTTCCCTGCAGAAATGATTAGAACAACGTATAATATATTAAGTATAGGTGCTAAAGAAGCTACATCTTCAAATGCACAGTTAAGACAAAATGGTTACAGAAGACTATTAGGTGCATTTGTTACATTAGGTGGAGCAGAAAAAGGTGTCTCTACACTAGCTCAAAATTTAACCGGTGTAACAACAGAACAGATAGATGCATACAAAAGAAGTTTGTCAGCACCGTGGGATTCAAGAGCAGCCATATTACCAATTAACAAATGGAAAGACGGTGTTGGAAAGGCAGTTAATTTTTCATACTTTAGTCCGTACGATGTAGTAAGACAACCAGTAACAGCTTTATTAAAAACAATAGAAGAAAAAAATTTAAAACAACAAGATGTAGATCAATTTGTATTTAATTTAATGTTAGGTCCAGATGGACCTGTAAGGAAACTTATTGACCCGTTTGTTTCTGAATCTATTGCACTTGAAAAAACATTTGATGTTATACCAGCAGGTACATTGGTTGCAGGTAGAGGTGGTGTAACTAAAACAGGAGCTAGAGTTTATTCTGAAACAGATGATGGACCAACAGCTTTTATGAAAAGTTTAGCGCACGTATTTAAGGGTGTAAGACCAACAGCGATTGATACTACAGAAAAAATTGTAAAAGGTATAGAAGGTGATGTTAAAAGAAGTGGTCAACCGGTAACACTACAAGATGAATTACTTGCACTATTATCAGGTATAAGAATAATCAATGTCGACGTACCACGAACCATGCAATACAAAATTACAGAATACAACAGGAAGTTTAGATCTGTAACAACAGCAGAAAAATTTTTTAGTCTAGAAAACTTTGATCAAAGAGGACCGCTAGTTATTGCAGAAGAGTTTAGAAATATACAAGATGAAACTCTTAGAGTTAACAGAGATTTTTTCTTTATATTAAAAGATGCATTAGAAGTTGGTGTACCAGAAAAAACTTTGAAAAAAATAATTAGAGAAAGAGGTATTAGTTTTAGAAACTTTAAAAAATTATTAAAAGGCGAAAATATTCCATATACTGCATACAAAGAACGTATGAAGAAAAGAGTAAAAGAAGCTGAAAAATTAGATAAAGGTAAAGTAAACAAAGATTATTTTTATCCAAAAAAATTATTGAAACAAATAGAGAAAGAGTACAAAAATAAAAAATTAGAAACACGGGAACTTGAAATAGAGCCAATGTCTTCAGTGCCAATGGAAGACACATCAACACAAACATCAATGTTGCCTGATATACAAACACCACCATTACCAAACATGGATATGCCTATAGTACAAACAGCTAGAGTTGTTGACCCAAATACCAACTTGACAAGAACACAAGAAGCTTTACTATCTCCTGAAGAAAAAATTATAGCGAGTAGGAGAATATAATGGCTAAAAAGTCAGCGCTACAAAAAATTGAGGATCACGAGAAGC